ACAGTTTGTTTAAGAGTAAAGGTTGCATCTGGGTCAGGCATTGTGATATCAGATTTTGGTGTAGTCACAACAGTTGGGTCACTGTAAAAGTAATTCAGTGATTGACCACCTTGTGAAATTTTTACACTACTATCACCAAAGTCTAGCTCTGGGTCATCAAACAATGACATTGCAGATAGGAATTCGTTCAAATCATAGATTGCGAATTCACTTTCAAATGTATCTGGTAGAGTTGCTTTGGACACAATGTTCTTCATTTGAGACATTGTTGTTATCTGATTACCAGATGTCACTAATAGATTAGCGTTGATTGTCGAATAGTTCTTCAACACTTCTCTAGTATCATTACTAAGTTTCATATCAATTTTTCTCCTTGTCATGATTATGTAATGCGATTATACCATAATGGATTACTTTAAGCAAGTCTTTTCTTGCATCTTCCCTACTTCCTTTTTTACCGTAACGCTGTGCATACTTTAGGATATTACCAATAGTAAATCCAGTTCCATGACCAGAGTCTAGAATAAATTCAGTTGCTTGGAATTTGTTTTGGGAATAGTGCTGATTATATGTCGCATTAATATATTCAGCAAGTTCTTTTAAAATCCTATCCTCAGAATATTTGTAGTCTATCGACTCTTTTTCTTGGACAGGCTTATCTTCTTTACCAAAGATTTTCAAATGTATACTCCATAATATAATATTAGGAAGAGGGGGAAGACCCCCCTCTCCAATTCAGTTTAGTATGCGAATTGTGTACCAAGTACAGATGCGATACCAGCAGAAATGATTGACGCTGAAGGCGTACCAATTCTGTATGCAACACCTTTTGCAGTGTCGTTTGTGTATATACAATGACCTTCACTTTTAAGAGTATCAATCATTTTAGTTGGTGACACAAGGTCAAATCTTTTTCTCAAAGTTTTCCATGTTACATTTTCACCTTTAGATAGAAGGTTTAGAACCTTCTGTTTTTTAGACAATCTAGGTCTACTCATAATATATTCTCCTTATTATCATGATTACTGTTTAGACTATAACATAAAAGAGGAGTGATGTCAAGTCACTCCTCAGTATTTCTATCAATTACTTGATAGTAATTAGTTGAGGTTTTTTCTCCTCTGGTACAATTCTCTCCAATGAGATAGTTAACATCCCATCTTTAAGTTCTGCACCGTTTACTACGATATCATCTGCAAGTGTAAACTTTCTTTTGAAGTTTCTCTGCGAGATACCTTTGTAAAGAGTAAACTCATCAGTTGAACCAGTGTCTTTATCTTTCATTGATTTAACTGTGAGAACACCTTCTGCAACTTCAACTTCAATATCTTTCTTACTGAAACCAGCCAGAGCCATTTCAATTTCAAATTTGTAATCCTCTGTCTTTTGAATGTTGTAGGGTGGGTAACCACCAGTTGATTCTGCTTGATGTGTAACGTAATCAAACAATCTATCGAACTGTCTATCGAAACCTACTGCGTAGGGAGTCATGTGGTTGTAATCAAACGCCTGAAGGGCGTTCCTAAGTGTGCTTAAGTTTGTCATAGTTTATCTCCTTTATTAAGCAAGATTAATGTGCAGACCGATAATTCGCATCTGCGATAGAGGAAGTGGCGAGTCCCAAAACTCCTCGCATACGGACAATCCTTCCTCTATACTATTTATATGGGGATTAATTTTCAAAAATCAACCCCCACACAAAACTTTTTTAAACTGCTTCGGCATATTCCAATGCTTTGTCGAGTGCTTTTAGTTTCACCCTACGATTTCGTCCATACCAAGATGAAGTCATTCGTCCATCATTTGAACGTCCTTGAACATGGTCTGTCATATAAGTGACCGTGTTAAATGCGTTCCAGAATGAACCTCGAGCAAAGTTTGCACCAGGCTGTGTATCCAAGTGTTCCATAGCGATTTTCGCATTGTTGGAAGTAAATGGAATTACGTTATCAACCTTTTCTTTTGCAGGCGAACCGAATACTTCATTGAAGTACTGAACAATATTATCTGGAGTATATCGTTTAGAACCAAGGAATTCAGCCATTGTTTTGTACTGTTCCATTTTTTCTTTTGCGATACCCATTTGTTCTTTAACCTCAGCAGAGTCAAACTCTTTTCGGTGATTAACTTTTACCATTGCATTACTATCTTGTGATAGTGAAAGTGTCAATGTGTTGTGGCAAACTACACGAATTGGTGTCATACGAATATCAATCGCTTTACCAAACTCATGTGGATTTGAAAACAAGAAGTAGTTCTCTGTTACGTCACCATCAAACAACTCAAATGATTCGTTAGTCTTTGCAAGAGCCCAGACCATCTTACCATCATTTAATGAACCAGCAGTGTGCATATGCATATCACCAGCACGAACATACTCTTCAAAGAAATTGAAGGCTTCTGCGTTCTGTACTGGATTCCAACCTTTACCAACAACGTCAAGAACTGAACCATCTGAAGACCGTACAAGTGCTTGTTTGTTAGAAACAGTTGAACCACCAGAAGTAATCAAGTCTTGTTTTTCAACAGACCAATCAACTCCTGCTTTTTGCATCATCTGTTCTGGTGTCAAATCATCTATGACCTTCACTCCAAGACCATGCCAAGGCAACTCACCAGCGTATGCCATTGTTTCTACCATATGTGCCATATTTTCTCTCCTTATGACTATTTAATTTCGATTATGTTTATACTATACCATGTTCTAATAACAAAGTCAAGTCTTTTTTAAACTTTTTCATAAATGTTTATCATATTTTCTAAATCTGATTCTAAAAAATGAATAAAATCTTTGTTATTGTACTTTGGATATTGTGGTTCAAAATAAGTAGGGCCACCATTTCCATCATTCCATATAGAACCTTCATTAGTTTTTGCCTGATATCCTAAACCACGATTTGTTTCAAAATATCTCACACTTTTTACTATCATATTTTTAATCTTCATAAAAACCTCTCTTTAAAAAAATGCCAGGCTTTTACTGTGGTCGCTTCACTGTCATACACACTAGTCTGGACTTTTATCTAATGTGCCCCCATATCTCCTTGTTTAGACATAGCTTTCAATTCATATGGGGGGAACTTACTCGCACTTTTTATGTCTTTAGAATATTGTCAATACATTTCCGAATCACTTTCTCTCTTGATTATGTATATACTATACCATGTTCTGATAACAAAGTCAAGCACTTTTCTTCAAAAAGTTCTTTTATTTTTGACATATCTCTTTCATAGGGTGATACATCTAACCCACAGATTTCTTCATAACTTCTGTATGAAACAAGACTTTCTGTAAAGTCCTCTTCCCTTACAGCTTTATAGATAGTCCAATCCCATTTAATAACGTCACCATCATCATGTATCATACGTCCTAAACAATAGTCGTAATAATCACCGTGTGGTTCAAAATCTCTATGTGCAACAAATATCATACGATTAGAATTCCTCTCTCAAATCAACAGTTTCTATCTCAACAATATCTTCTGCAACTCCACCTTCTGCAACAAAGTCTGCAATCGCACCATCACATGATTCTTGTGCAGTAGAACCCCAAGAGTTCTGACCCATTGAACTAACAATGCACTGTGTTCCGTCATTGTAAGTTTTAATGTGGGTGATTGAAGTATTGAAATCCATATTTGAGTGGTTAGGTATCATTTTGATTCGCTTTCTATCTATTAACTATACTATTAATATACCTTGTTTTGAGAACAAAGTCAAGCAAAAAATGTCTATTTTATGAAAAAAATTCCATTAAAGGTGAAGAAACTTTAATTCTTGCCTCTGCAATATCAAAGTATTCTTTTTCTTTTTCAATACCAATGAAATCAAATCCTTCATCTTTTGCAGCCATTCCAGTAGAACCACTTCCCATAAATGGGTCTAGAACTATACCACCTTTTGGTGTTACAAGTCTGCATAGGTATTTCATTAGTTCTTGGGGTTTTACTGTTGGGTGTGTATTTAATCTCATTGATACTTTATTATGTTTAGTTCCATCACCATCAGCCGCAAAATCTAAATTACCTCTTTTTAGTTCTGCTTTTGCTTGATTACCCCACGCCATAGGTTTTGCAGTAAAATCCTCTAGTCCTCTGTTTTTCTCTACACTTGATGTCTTAGGACAATAGAAATATCTTGACCACTCCTCTTGTAATCCATTGTGCATTAGATTTGCTGGGTATCTTTCACTCTCTATTCTAGAACCATCAATATTAATACCACCAGTTCTATGTTTTAATACATTATCTACAATAGATTTTTCTGACAAAGGTTTTCTCGCCATCACAATAGGTTCGTGTGCAGGCTTGAGTGCAGTACCCCAACCTTCCCATTCAGATGTTCCTACTGTTATTTCTTCTTCTACTTCTTGACCAAATGCACCAGCGCCAATTGCACTTCTTTCTTCTGCAATCGCAACACCTTTTCTAGCGTGTGTCTTTGTTTCGCCAGTCTTTATTCTTTCATTTCCGAGGCGCCTGTCAACGCCTTTACCTAAGTTCAAACTTTTAGGAAATCCACTTCCATATATCCACATAATCTGGTCACGAATTTCAAAACCAGCATCTTCTATTGCAACTGCCATTCTATGGTAGTTTCTTGATGCACTAAAAGCAAGTAGATGACCACCAGGCTTAAGTAAGTCGTATGCGAGTTTCCAAGTATCTGACCTAAAAGCAATATCTCCACCATCCCATTCCTTTCCCATAAATCCTACAGATTGTCTTTGAAATGCACCATCTTTATCTTTTGCTGGTGCAGAACCTTCCTTACCAAATCGTTCTACGATTGATGTTAAATGATATGGTGGGTCTGTTACTACAGAGTCCACTTGTTTACCTTCATCTATAAGTTTTTGCATTTCTTCAATGCAATCTCCATTAATAATCATTTTTTTCCTCATGGGTGTTGTGTAGTAATCTCTGGGTTTTCTTTTTTTTCTTCTTCATAAAGAATTAGTGCAATCAGAGCATAGTTTGCCATATCGACTAGAGTATCTTTAATACTTTCATCTTTTACTTTCAATTTCTCTTTTTTTGCGAAACCCATAATGCGACTAAATTTGTCTCCAATACGAACACAACAACCTTTCCACGCTGGAATACCAGCCATCTCACAAGTTCTAAAATTTGCGAATACATCTTCTGTACTTGCATAGTCGTGTCGTTTTGCATCATGCGTTGCTTTCATTTCTTCTAGTAATTCATAAAATCGTTCACTTTGTTTCATTATACCACCTTACTAAAGTTTCTTTCTTTCTGAAACTTAATTGTATGTCTAAATTTATCAAATAACATATCTTGTTTATGGGAAATAACAAATACATTCTCTTTATCAAAAGTACCTAAGATTTTAAGAAATGCATCTGTACCGTCTGCATCCAATGAACTATCAAATATTTCATCTAGGATTAACAGATTAGTATTCGTAGAATTCTTCATCTTTGCAATCGCTCTCCAAGTAAAAAGAAGTGCAAGGTCTATTCGCATCTTCTCACCTTCAGAAAAGTTTGCATAGGTAAAGTCATCACGGAATCTTGATTTAATTGTTTCGTTGAAGTTTTCATCAATATTAAAGTTGACAAAGAAATCCATAGATGATAGATAAGTGTTAATCAATCTATTCATAATAGGAAGATACTGTTTAATAATCTTAGTCTTGATACCAGTATCTTGTAATAGATTTCTTGCAACATCATAATAAAATAATTTCTCTTTTAGTTTGTGTGCAGAGGTTTCATAACTATCAAATTTTTCTTGAAGTCTTGCAAGTTTCTTGATATCTTCTTCTGCAACTTCTTTATCTACTATCTGTTTGATTTCAGCTTCTAGGGTTGAGTTAAACTTTTCTAGTTGAGTAATTGAACTACGATATTTCTGCATCTCAACTTGATTCTTTTGAATTACCTTTGAAAGATTTTTAAAGTCTTTTAATTTATCTTCAACCTTTTTCATTTCATCAGACATTTTATTTAAACCTTCTTCTAGTTTTTCAACTGAAGTTTGGTTCTGTTTAATTTTCTCTGATTTAAAAGTTTCATCAATATGTTGTTCACAAGTTGGACACTCATCATTTTCTTCAAAGAAAGTAATCAAAGTACTTTCACGATTGTGTTTATCTTTTAAAGAAAACTGAACATCTTTTAGTTTATCTCTTTTTGATATGACAACATCTTCACCATTCATAGCTTCCAGAAAAGTATCGGTAGATTCTTGTAACTCTGTTTCTTTGTGATTGTTGAGTTGGATTTCGTCATTGTTTTCATCTATCTGTTTTGTTTTTTCAGCGAGAATAGTATCCCTATTGTTTTTAGAATCTTCAATGTACTTCTCTTGCATCTCTATCTTACTTTGAGTAAGTTCTTTTGTAAAATTCGTATCAGTGATATTTGTATTGATTTCTCTTACCTTTGTTTTCAGAACAAGGTTCATCAAAGAGAATATTTTAATGTCTAGAATATCTTCAACAACTTCTCTACGGTTCTTAGAGTTTAACTGCATAAATGGTACGAATGTAGAACTACCAAGTATAACCACTTGTGTAAATGAACGATAGTTGAATTTAAGGATTTGTTGTTCTAGATGTTTCTGATAATCCTTTGCATTTGCGTTCTGATTAATCATCACATCATCAACATAGATTTCAAACACATTTGGTTTGATACCACGAATAATCTTTACATTTTTACTCTGTGTAGAAAACTCTACCTCAACAACGGCTTCCCTTTGATTGATAGAGTTTAATAATTGTGATTTACTAATTTGTCTAAATGGTTTATTAAATAGAACAAAACAAAGTGCATCTAATATAGTAGATTTACCAGCACCATTCTCACCAACAACAAGTGTAGATGGATTCTGGTCAAGTTGTATTTCGGTGAAAGTGTTTCCAGTTGATAGGAAGTTTTTCCACCTTACAGTATTAAAGGTTACCAAATTATAACTCCAAGTCACAAGCCTCTAGATATAGAGACTTCATAGTATTTTTCAATCGTTTCTTATCCAAGTCTACATCAAGTTCATCAATGTACTTTTCTAAGAGTGTAGTTGTATCTTGAGTGTTCTCTGCAATATCATCTGATACATTAGTTGCATCTAAGTCAGAAAAGTCCTCAACAATCTTTACTTCGTGTGTTTGTTCTTGTAACAACCTATCAGTAAATCTATCAAACTGGTACAAGTCTTTTTTGTTTACTACAACTAGTTTAATAAACTTATCTTTATATTGTGATACATCTACTTTACTATAATCTGTAGTAGTATCATCATAGTAAATTTTTTCAAAGATTGTAAAAGGATTTATAATCCTCTCCAAACTCTTATCTACTGTATCAAAGATATGGAAACCTTTAGGACAATTATCATCACTCCAAGTCATCTGGTAAGTATTACCAAGATAATAGATATGACCATCATCAGACTTTTTATGAAAGTGACCAGAGAATACAGTATCAAACTTCTTAAACATTTCTTTTGGATGACCAGATTCAGAGAAGTGTCCTTTATGCATTTCAAAACCACTAATCTCTAGGTGACCCATACAAACTTCTGCGTCTGACGATTTGATACCTTTCATGGTTGATGCATAATTCTCTGCATTTATCCAAGGACAGAAAAAGATTGGAGTGTTACCAAAATTTACTGTGCAATTCTCCTCATAGAATTTTATGTTATTGTGTTTGTTACCAACCAGCTCTGCAAGAGAATTTACTTCATTAGTATTCTTATAATAGGTATCGTGATTTCCAATAAGAATATGAGTATCTATTTTTCTATCGACAATTGGTTGTATGAATCGTGTGCGAAAATCATTTGCAATCTTGTATGAAACAAACTTACGTCTGTCCATAGTATCGCCTAAATGTATGATTGTGTCAATACCTTTTTTATCAATTATAGGAAAAAATACTTCTTCCCAAAATTTGTAAAAATATTCATTAAACGGTAGACTATCATTTCTCGCACCAAAGTGGGTATCAGTTATCAGTGCTATCTTCATTATAAAATAATTCTAATCCTTTTGGTTTATCTTTCTTCTTCTTGGGTTTATAAACATCTTCATCTGGAAGATAGTTCTTTTGTAGATAATCTGTATATGGATTATTTGTAAGTTCACCATTCTGTTCTTGTGTTAGGAACATATCTACATTCATATTTTCAATAATCTTATTCTTTACATGAGCTTGTTTTTTCTCTTTCTGTATTCGTCTAAGAAATGCATAGTAGATAATTTGTGTAAAATATGCAAAGGGATTATCCGATTTCTCTGGATTAAAGTTATGTACATACTGTAGACAATTCTCAATACCATCACTAATCATTTCTTCACGATAGGTATAATTAATAAAATTTGGACGATAGGATAGATGATTTGCAATCTTTAGAAAACACTCTCCAATATAATTAGTAATTGGTGGTTGTGGATTACCTTCTTCTTTTGCAATTTTACAACGGTCATTCCATTCTATCATGGCCTGTAAAAACTCTTTGTTATTTACATAATGTGGTTTTTTTGGTTTCTTTAATTTTGTCACTTCACCTTTTCCTTGTCAAAGTTATACATACAATACCAGAATACTACACAAAAGTCAAGTCGAAATTAAATTTAATTTATTTTGCAAAAAGACTTGACTTTGACTTGACAATAGGGTATATTTCCTATGTAGGGTTTGAAGATAATGCTTTAATGTATGGTTTTCTTTGTGTCGTAATCATCAAAGTATTCATCTAGTAACTCTTCATCCATTTCTTCTTCTAATTTTCTTAGTTGTTCTGGAGTGGGTTCTCGTTCTGCAAGAAGGGCATCTTTACCATTTTTCATTCGTAAAACACAGAATTCATAAAATTTAGAAATACCTATTGACGCAGTTGTTATTGCAACAATATTATTTTTAATGATTTCACAACTATTATTTTCACCATAAGATACCCAACGAGATAGAGCCATAGATTCCTCTAACCCAGTTTTTGATACTCTAGGGTAACTATTAATTTTTAATGGGTTGTGTGCAGTGACAAAAGTGTTAGCCGCTTCTGCACTTAATGTAGTAATAATCTCATCACCATTTGATAGTTTTAAAATTTTAGTTTTAGCATCCATATTCTAACTTTCTATTGGTAGATTTTTGATTTCATAATCAAACTCTTCTTCATTATAGATATTTATTCGTTCCATAAAGTGTCTTAGTGTAAAGTTCTGTTTTGTCTTCCAAGTCAAATCATCTGCTATATCATAAAGAGTAGCGGTGGACTTGTCTGTACCTTGACGCAACCCTCTACCGATTGACTGTAACACTCTAATGCGTGACTTGCT